CAACTCCCGATGGATTTTCCCTTGATTTACAACGAGCTAAGAGACTGGAGATGTATTCCAAATCAATAACCTCTTTATCAAAAGCTTTGTTGTTTATTAAAAGTCTAGTTGAGAGCGCATTTAAGTATATACGCGCATTTATATTGGGAGTAGAAGTAGATATGATAGATTTATTAGACGCAGATATCGACATTCTGAATTGGCAAAATAAAGTTAATAGACTATATGCTAAAGACGGCATTTTATTAGCATCACGAGACCCCGAGGTCGCAAACCAAGTTAGACTTGTTTGGGAAGAAGGTACTAAATATGAACGTATGATATTACAATCACGATTACCTACCCGTCTAACAATGCCGTTTTACCGAATACTTGACCGATTAAATAAACTTAAACAGGAGACACTAGCCTTCTCAGATTATGACCGAATTCGTCCATCTCCATTTGTATTACATATTTTTGGACCATCTGGAGTTGGTAAGTCAACACTTATGCAGTTTTTGTTAGCTGACGTCTATGATTTTAAGAAGAAGAAATTTGACCCCACAAGCGATCTTTACGTAAGAAATGCAGTCCAAGGCTTTTGGGATGGATACAAGAATCAGAGAATAGTTGTTTTTGATGACTTTATGCAATCACAGATTGACCAGGATCTTTCCAAGGGATTGGTTGAGCTGATTACCTGCAAAAATAACTTAGCCTACCCTCTTCCAATGGCTAGTTTGGAAGATAAAGGCACGACTCGATTTACCTCAGAATTTATTTATGTTTCATCGAATAAGGATATCCCCACCAATTATCCGTGTGTGCACGACATGACGGCTATTCGTAGACGTCGGGATTTAGTCGCGTGTGCACGAGTCAAGTCACAATTCGCCTCTCTCATAGGTGTAGATAAGGAAAAGGTTCAGGCATACATGAACAAATATTATGAACCAAGGATCGTGGATGGTATACCGGTAGAAATCACCTTTTGCCGTGACATTTACGAATTTCACCTATATTCCACAGGGTGTGATTCAAATCCAGGATCCCCGACTGGCGAAATTTTGTCTTGGGACGAATTAGTGGAAAAGATTAGTAACGGCTGGGATGATTTGAGGGTACGAGAAGAACACTTTGAGGCCGAGGTTCACGCAGGGAAGCCTGTGAGGAAAAAGGTTGTACAGGAAGAATTGACAGCACAAGTGGATACGGAATCAATTATTACGTGCTTGCGTGAGATGGCTGCTCACCCAAGTAAAATGGTCCGCCTGCTTATAGAGGATTCATACCATAAGGGATGTGTTCAAATTGAAGATTATAAAGATCCTCTTATAAGCAAGTGGAATGAGTTGTGCAAGAACCCCATCGAAGCTCTCAGGTTTGATGATTTAATTGAATATGTTAGAGAAAAAGCAAAATCAGTAGACAAATATAAAATGGCCGCTTCATTCTTAATTGGAGTTGGTTCCATTTTTGCCATGTGGAAATTATTCTCCCCTAAGGAAACTTATGGGGTTGAATATGCTTCAGGTGATCATCAGACTAAACACCCTAAGGGAAGACAACTTATTCAGAGACCTTTGTACCAACCTTACAGGCAGGAGAACGTGCGAGTTAAGCAAAAGATGGACCCAAAAGTTGAATATGGCCAGGGGCAGGATGCAGGTTATTTAGCACACGCGTGCTCCGACCCCAATGGTTTAGACATTTTGCGGCGATCCATAATGCATGCACAATTAAGAATAGGACTTTACGACGGTGTTTCATGGTCGTGGTTAGGAGGTATTATGTTGGCGGGGCGTTGTTTTATCTGCCCTTCCCATTTATTCTATGGAGCTCAAAATGATCATTGGTACGTCCTCAAGAAATCCAGTGGCGCACAAGTACATAAAGGATACCTCCGTGACTGTGAAATTGTTCCTATGTATGGTAGGGATTTGAGCATTGTGATCCTACCTAAGACTATGAATTGTTACCCCGATATTAGGCGTCATATAAGTGACGGGAGTGCTAGCGACCTTATTACCAATAATCTCTGCTTAATAACATTAGCGGATACTGTTGATGGTATGGGCCATTTCATGCAGGATCTTCGCGAAGTAGAATCCGGCGATTTGATTGATTATGCTAATGGCAAAGACTCTCAACCAGTTAAGATTACCAGTCACTATAAATACCGAGCCAGATTGGAATACGGCGACTGCGGTTCATTACTTTACGTTTTTAATAAGAGTTGCAGACGCAGAATAATTGGTATGCACGTTGCGGGAGCTGATGATCGTGGCATCGCTTCCATATTAAACATTAAAGAGATAAATGAATGCATCGGAAAAAGAGATATTGGTATTTCCCTCGATCCATCCCCCTGTGAGGAGGACGTGCAGTATTACGCTCAGTACAAAGTCGAGCGCACCTATACTCTTTCAGTGGAAGGATTGGTTCCGCCCCGCTATCAACAGCGGCAGCCGGCGAAGACAGATATCCGAAAATCATTGCTATACGATAAGGTGTTTGAACACACTACATTACCAAGTGTTCTAACGCCTAGTCCGGATATTGGGAATCCTTTATTTCGTGAAATTTCCAAAATGGATATCCAACCGGTTCTAGTTCCACAAGAACAGGTGGACCGAGCTTTGGATGACTATTTGTATTACCTGCGATCGCTACCATCATTCGGATCGCGAACCGATGTATTATCACAGTCTGTCGCAATTAATGGCGACCCCACGGACGATTATATCCGTTCAATCGATTTCTCGACTTCCCCCGGGTTTCCCTATGTGCACTTTACGGGTTACAAGGGTGGAAAACACTTTCTATTTGAAGGTGAAGAAGGGGAGAAGAGGCCTTTGCCTCGATTACAGACGAGAATAGAATATAGAACGGAGTGTGCTAAGAAAGGAATTACCCCTATTACCGTTTTTCTCGACGTTTTAAAAGACGAACGTAGGCCAATTGCTAAGGTTCTGAAGGGTCACACGCGGCTCTTTAGCGTGGGTCCTTTGGACCTTAACATTTTAGTGCGTCAATACTTTGGCCGATTTGTCTCGTTTCTCCAATATAACTGCATAGATGGCGAGTGTTCCGTCGGCATAGACCCTCTTGGAGTTCATTGGAAAATGATATTGCTGCAGATGTCTGATCGCTCTTTGAATTGTGTTATGGGCGATTATACGGCATATGACAAAATGTTACCATACCAACTCATCATTACTGTCTTTAAGTGCATTCAAAAATTTTACGGTGATGATGTCCTCCCTTGCAGCGATGACGCACGAATTAGGGAGGTTTTGTACTTATCTATCTTCAATTGTTATAGATTGGCTAACAGAATTATGTATAGGCCGTTGTGTGGGAATCCTTCGGGAAACCCTCTAACTGTTATAGTTAATTCTATGGTCAATTCTCTTATAATGAGGCTAGCTTATTTTAGCATTTATCCCATCGAAATGCTCCCATTCTCGAAGGTTGTATGTCTCAAGACATTTGGAGACGATCTCATCATGACCGTTCGGGACGACCGAAGGGACTTTAATTTTAACACAATCAAAGAGTACTTGCGGTCAATCGGTATTTCTTTTTCATCCCCAACAAAAGACAACAAAGAGATGTCCGATTATTGTTCGCTTGAAGAGGCAACTTATTTAAAGCGATCATTCAGACGTGTCGATGATCAAGTTTTTGCCCCGCTCGCCTGGGATTCCATTACGGAGATGGTTAACTGGATTCGTAAGTGCCCAGATGAACGGAGTGCCATTACAACAAACATCGATACAGTTCGTAGAGAACTTTTTCATTATGGGAAGGAAATTTACGACTCGACTATGCGAAAAATTCTGGACGTCGCGGTAGAAAATGGGCTCCACGTCACACATGTTCCATTTGAATCTCTACAGCTCGCCCGGAAGAAACAACAGTTGCAAAACATTTGCGGTGCTCCACCAGAAGTGGAACCTCGTGTAGCTCTACATTGACTGCTTTTATAGCTAACCATGGGGTGGCGCCCAGGTCGAGGAGCTACTAGAAAATTGCCAACAACATTCGGGCAACCCGAACAGTTCGCTCGTCTTATTTATGTTCGCTACAATTACTAATGATTCAGATATTATTGGAGAGGGCACTCCCGCTAAGATTTCTAGTGCCAACGAACAAGCATCAACATTTGGCGCAGTAGACGAAGCTGTAATGGCTTCTCGAGAGCAACAAGTGAATACCTTTGTAGAGACTGCAACACCCTCGATAACTCGTCCTTATAGTGAGATATCGATCCCGTCTCCATATCCCACAGAAACAATTACTGAGTGGCTTTCCCGTCCAGTGTCGCTCGGTACCTACACTTGGAGTAAAGATGAGGCTGTAGGTGACAACTTGGCTGAATTTTCATTTCCAGGTGCCATGTACGACTTTCAAACATTGGAGGAGAAACTCAAGAACTTCAGGTTCTTGCGCGCCTCCATCCGCCTGGTAGTTCGAATGAATGGTACACGATCACATTATGGGCGCATTCTGATGCATTGGATACCTTTTGCTAAGAATAATCCCGAACACCAATTGCGTACATCAAATATTTATTCCGCAACTGGCTATCCCCACGTAATAATATCGCCAACGGGAGGCGATGTTTGTGAGGTAGTCATACCATTCATATCTCCTTATTTGTACATGAGAGCGAATAAGGGGTTTATCGGTACTGGCGTGCAGCAACGTGATGTGTACGAATTTGGCGTTGCACGCGTGTCGGTACTAAATGTACTCCAAAACACAGCAGGTGATTCTCCGGTTTCATTTACTGTGTATGCTAACTTTGAGAACGTACAAGTAGCCGGGTACACTAGCTACCAATCTGTGCCACAAGCTCTCGGAACTAGCATTGACCGACTCCCAATTGAAAAATGCAAGAAACCTGTTTCCAGGAAACAACCTCGATACGTTGCACAAGCAGGACGTTCTACTCGAGGAAAGACCTTAACGAATATGCAAACTACCGGTAATCCGGCTCAGGCTGCGGAGGCTGCTACCAAGGCAGTAAAAGGTACAACCTCCTCTATGCTTGAAAAAGTTGGTTCCGTGGCGGCTCAATTTTCCACAATGCCTGGTGTAGGCCAAGTTGCTTCAATAGTATCTCCCATAGCATATGGCCTTTCGTCTTTGGCCCAAGCATTTGGATATAATAAACCTGATACTCTACAATCTACTCGACCTGTTATCAATAGGTACCTCGACACAGCAACAACACATGGAGAGGATACCTCAACAAAATTAGCTATATTACCTGATAACTATGTTGCTGATGGTATGAGCTTCATGGGCAATAATTCAGAAATGGATTTTGACACTATATGTTCCAAGCCCATGCTTGTCGATATATTGGAATGGGGGTCTGATGTAACAACTGGATCAGTAATCAAATACTATCCCCTTACTCCTTTATTAACCCACCGTGAAGATGAAGGCGGTGTCACCACTGTATTTCCAACGTACCTTAGTTGGATCACGAGGGCCTTCGAATACTGGAGAGGTGATTTGCGGTTCCATATTCAAGTCACATCTTCAGCTTTTCATTCCGGTAGGCTGGCATTCTCATACGAACCGGAGAATTATTCTTTAGCTGGCGAAGACGCTGAAGTAGAAAACACAGTAACACGTATTGTAGATATTCAGACGGACACAGAAATCTCATTTACAATTCCATATTTGGCAATTACACCATACCTTCCAGCCATAGACGAAGTATATTCCGTACCGGGGCGAGGCTGGATAGGACAGTTAATGGTTAAAGTTATTAATCCACTTACATCATCCCAATTTCCAGTGTTACCAATTTATCTGAATGTTTGGTTATCTGGAACTAATATGCAATTTGGAGTTCCACTTGCTCCTAGATTCGATTACAGGTTGTCAGATATTACTAACGATTCTGACGATGAACCACGTTATGTGGCTCAGGCTGGTTTTTCCCACAGCATACAAGATATCGATTACCCTCCGCTTATACAAGCAACTTCGCATAGGGTTGATGGTTTGTGTTTTGGTGAGAATTGCAATAGCGTGCGTGATTTAATAACTCGGCCTACGCCGATGTTAAATGTTCTGTATCGGGAGGAACGGGACGGCACTTATAATCCAGGCGCTGTGTGCACATATGTCGTTGATACCTGGACTGGACCGGGTTTCAAAGAATGGGCTGTATCTCCTCTTCTTCCTCCCGGGAGATACTACTATACTATCAACTTTGATTTCAAAGCTGGTAATTCCGATGAGCACTCTTATTTAGTGGCTGAATTGAGGGGCCAAT